AGGCGTCAATCCTCGGTTCGTAACCATGTTCACCGGCAATTGTGGACACGATGTCGCCTATGGTTGTTTCTTCCCACGCCCTTGTGCGTCGGGCTTTCATATTTTTCCGCATATCCGCCGCTTTTGCGCGTATCGTCATGGTTGCGGGCGGACCGGAAAGCGCGGTTTCATCCACAATATAGATTCCCATGTTGACCAGCCCCGATTCCTTATAACCAAGCGATACATTCAATTCGGCGCCGGTGCGTGGGATTTCGATGGCGCCGTCGCGGTCATCAAGCGTAATTTCAAGAGTGTCGCTGTCCACTCCAGCCGAATCGGAGACGGAAAGCGACAGCAGGCGCGCGCGAATCGCGGCGGTTACGTCTTTACTGTCGGCTGTTATTCTGAAATCCGGCGTCATTGCGTCAATCCCATAACCTTATTAATTGTCTTTGCGGCGCCGTCGGCAAATCCGGCAGTTTGATATTCAACCCCGCGTCGTATACGGGACCGCGGGCGGCAAGGCCGCTATTGGCCTCCAGCACGGCCTCGACCGCGCCGGACGAACGCCCGTAATATTTCCAGCAAATCCAATCGAGCGTATCGCCGTCGCTTGTCCTATAAATCGTCATCGCCGTATTTCCCCAGCGACAGCCGAAATTCGATCTTGCGCGGCGTGCCGTCGGCAAAGAACACCTGCCGCGTTTCTTCTACCGACTCGACACACCAGAGTCCCCAATTCTTCCCGTGTCCGTCTACCAGTCGTAAAGGCTTGCCCTGGCCTGCCGTTTCGCGCATTTGATTGACCTGGTTTAAACCGCCTTTAAATTCCGGATAAATGCTGCCGTCAAGTTCAATGCGATCATCACCCGCGCCGACGAACTGTCTGGCCGGCAAGCGCCCGATCCGCTCCTGGGACGGCCAGCGAAACTCCGTTATCCGGGTCAAATTCTGATATGCCGCGGTGGATAGCGAGAAACGATAGTCGCCGAGACACATCATGACGTTAGTCATAGAGCGCTCCCCGTTCACGCGCGGCGGCTTGCCGCTCGCGCTCCCTTAGCTTTTGATCGACCTCTTTCGCCACGGCGGCCGCGTCCATACCGGGATGAGTATTGACGGTAATCGGCGCGTTTATGCTTGTCGTCGATGTCGTCTGCCGGCGCGGCGCGTCAAGCGCGATCTGCGGCGCGACGCCCACAGGCGCAAGGGCGTATGACGGGGCGGGCGCGCCGACGGTAAGGGACTCGGCTGCGCCGGAAAAGACGTTCTTTGCGCCGCCCCACAGCTTTGACAGGCCCGAAAAAAGCCCTTCGATGGGCTTAAAAACCGTCTTTAACCAGCCTATGCCCGCCGCAAACAACTCTTTAATGCGATCCCACAGCCCGGTAAAAAAGGTCAATATCGGCTCCCAGTGCTTTATGACAAGCCCGAGCGCCGTGAATGAAAACGCTATTTTGAAAACCGAGACGCCTGCGGAGAAAATGCTTTTGATCCCCTCCCATAGCCCGGCGAAAAACGCCTTTATCGGCTCCCAGTGCTTTATGACAAGGCCGAGCGCCGTGAACGAAAACGCTATCTTGAAAACCGAGACGCCTGCGGAGAAAATGCTTTTAATTCCATCCCACAGCCAGACAAAGAACCCTTTGATTGGTTCCCAGTGCTTAATGACAAGTCCGAGAACCGTAAATGAAAACGCTTTTTTGAAGACCGCGACGCCGGCGGAAAAAATACTTTTAATTCCATCCCACAGCCCGGTTAAAAAGGTCAATATCGGCTCCCAGTGCTTTATGACAAGGCCGAGTACCGTAAATGAAAACGCTTTTTTGAAGATCGGGACACCTGCGGAGAAAATGCTTTTGATCCCCTCCCACAGCCAGATAAAGAACGCCTTTATCGGCTCCCAGTACTTAATCACCAGCACGGCGCCAAGCGCGATAGCCGTAATTGCAAGGCCTATGGGATTGCTCATTATTGCCAAGCCCATAGCCCTGAATCCGAGAGATATTGCTTTTGTTGCGCCTGTTACGATGACTGAACCTATCGCCCAGGCTTTTTGAGCAACTGCCAGGGCTTTAGTTTTAATGGCCGTCAGGGTCATTGTATTGCCCAGGAAACCGGTCGAAGCCGCGAGGCGAGGATTGTTCACCATCAGCAACTGCTGCTGTAATCGAAGCTTGAGCATGGCGCCGCGGGCGTAAAGGATGCCGATTGACACCGCCTTAAACGCAAGCGTTATGCCAATTACGCCGCCTACCACGCCCGCCGTAACGCCCGTCAGCCGCGGAAACCGCTCGGCAAGTCCCTGTACCGTGGTCGCCACCTTGCCGATTACGCCCGCGGCAAGCTCGGCTGCGGGATAAAACGTCATGCCGATGGTAGACGAAAGATTCGAGAGCTGCTGCGAAAGGACGGCAAACCCCTGCCCGCGCTGTATTGCCTTGGACATTTGTTCAACGGTCGCCGTTCCGCCGGCCAGAGACTGATTAATGTCGGCGGTTGCCGCGCGCAGCTTGTCACGCTTCGACAAAAGATCGGCGACAAGATTAGCGCCGCCGCGCATTCCCAGGACGTCCCGAAGCTCATCCTGCGCGGCCTGGTCTATCGCGTCGCCATAATGTTCGCCGATCTGGTCGAGTATGTCCGGTATGGAGCGCAGCATTCCGGTGTCTTCGTCTATTACGTCGATGCCAAGCGAATCCGAGAGCTTGCTGGCGTTACGCAAAAAACCCTCAAGCTCTCCCGCGGCTTCCGATCCGCTCATGGTGGCCTGTAACTGGCCGAGAACCGCAAGCTGATCCGCAAACGCCATTCCTGCTCTGGTTGCGCTTGTGCCTAGAGCGGACAGCGCCGCGCTCATCTCGCTGCCCGATGTGCGAAACGCCAGGGACGCCTTCGCAATGCCGGCGGAAAAGTATCCGCCGAACTTAATGTCGCGCTCTTCGTCTGAAAGCTTCTCCCAACCGTCAATCGTCGCCTCCCCGAAGGCGTCGAACTGACCTCTATAAACCGAAAAGCCCTTTGTAAACAGGTCGGTCATTTCTCCCGCCGCCGCGCCGGTTGCTTTGGCGGTCAGAGAGGAAATGCGGGCGAACTCACTGACAGCATTGTCGCTCAAACTGTCGAGGCCGTTCCTTATGGTTGTGGCGGCGGCCATGAAATCCGTAGTGGTAGTACCCGCCCAGGTGTTGCTAAACTCGCGGCCGGCTTTGGTGATGGACAGGATGCTTGCCTCGGACGCGCCAATTGCCTCAAGCGCGCCCTGCGCCCTGGCGACATCGCTTGCCGAATTGATCATCTTGCGCGTCACTGCGACGTATCCGGTTATCGCCGCCGTGAGCGCCAGCCATGACTTTTTTGACCGATCCAGGGCGGCGTTGTTTGACTCCAGGCGGCCGCGCAGGTCTGATATCCTGGCGGCGCGCTGCATTGATGTGCCAAGCCGTTCGCCGGCCTCGGACAAGCCTGACACGCCGGCCTGCGCGCCGCCTATGCTGCTCGTAAAGCTGCTGTCGAGCGATCCCGTAATCGCCAATCTCAAGTTCAGGTCGCCTGCCACTTGACTCTCTCCTACCTGTACATTTCCCTGGCCGTCTGCTGCCAGGCAATCAGATCCTCAACCGTAAGGTTGAGCATTTCCTCAAGCCCCCAGCGCGTGTAACTGTTCAGCGACAGCATCACGCGCCGGCAGTCCCGGGCGCCGATGATAAAAAATCCTCCGATGCCTTCTGTAACCGCACATAATCACTCATATCCAATTCTTCAATTATCGCCGGCGTAACGCCGCACAAGAGCGCCATTACATAGATTTCCCGTTCGGCGCCGGGGTTTTTGAAGGCTTTTTCTCCCGCGAGGATATCCCGCACTTTTGGCGCGCGCATGGTAAGTTGTGTGACGACCTCCCCGCATACCGTTATAGGGTTTTTTAATTCGATTTTTACTTCGTGCATCATTCCTCCTTAGTCTGCCCCTATCGCTCTTCTGACGGCGGCAAGGCGGTCTTCGCCGCCGACATTTTCAACCATGTGCGGCACGTCGATTTCGATGAGCGTCGCGCCGCCGGACGTATATTTGTAGTAGCTGCACGCCATTGACATTTTCATTGATATTCCCTCGCCCGGTTTCCAGCCGCCCTGGTCAAGCTCGCGCAGACGGCCGCGGACGATTATCTCAATGGGTGTCACCGTCCCATCGGCATCGTCGGCCTGCAGCGCGCCCTTGAACCGCAATGCGACGGCGGCGTGACCGACCACGCCGTAAAGCTTCAGAACATCCTCGTTGTAATCCTTCAATGTCCAGTCGCACTCAAGCTTTTCCATGCCCATATCAAGCTCAATGGGCGCGTTCATACCGCCTGCGCGGTATTCTTCCATCTTACGGGTCAGCTTGGGCGTGGTCAGCTCGGGAACCAGTCCCAGGTATCCGCGCCCGTCGGCGAATACGCCGAAGTTTTTCAGAACTCTCGGTATCTTGCTCATCACAACACCTCCACGTAGTAGTCGTTCACCATACGGCTTCGGAACGTCACGCGCTGGGCCGGCGCGGGCGGAGTGAAGTCGAAATCAAAATAAACCTTGCCCGCGGCAAGATTCGCCGGCGTGTTAAGCTCCTCGTCCGCCCAGCATGTTCCGCCCAGAACCGCGCCGATCCCTTTCAAATGCGCAAGGTAGGCATTGACACCCTCTGCCACGTCGTCGACGTAGTTTCGCGTTATATTGCGGTCAACCGCCCAAAGATGGGCGCGCAGCAGCGATTCGTTTATCATGTCCGCAGTCCTGACAACGGACAGAAACGCCCATTTAGGGTCGGAAGAAAGCGTCAGGTTGCCCCAGAGCCTGTAGCCGTCCTGGCGGATGATAGTTGCGACCTTGTTTCCATTCAGGATATTGGCGCGGCAATTGGCGTCGCCCAGCGCGAAATCCACGGGACGCGCCGTCCCGACAATGCCGTACATCTCGCGGTTTGACGGGGACCACCAGAAGCCGCGCTCCTCATCCGATTTTGCGATTATCCCGGCAACCCGCGCGCTGGCGGGCTGAAGAACAATCTCGCCGTCGCCGTCCATAACCTTTACTCCGGGATCTACAACGTATACACGCTTGTTGCCGAAATCCTTTGCCCAGGCAATGGCCTCCTCGTCGGTTGTATCCGGTCCGTCGGCGATAATGACAGCCCGCAGACGGTCGGCAATGCCGAGCAGTTCGGATACGATGGGATTTGCAAGCTTTTTGCCTTGAGTCACATCATCCGGACGCACTCCGGTAAAGCCCGGCGCAATAAGAACGCGCGGCGCGACGCCCAATACCGATTCGGCGGAAAGCAGCGCGTGGACGCCTTCATAGCTTCCGGTTTCCGCGTCTATGCCGCCCTTAATGTTCGCCAGCGTCTCGGCCTCCGTCGCCCCTTCCTTCACGCGAACGACCACCACAACGGCGCCCGCCTGGCCTAAAATCGCGTCAAGCGCGTCGGGCAGAGTACCCGCGTTGTTACCCTCGGTATCAAGCCCGGCGGCCTCCGAACGGCGACCGGCTATCAATACCGGCGTATTCAATGGAAACTTTTCAGGATCGGCGTCAGGCGCCGTGCCGACAACGCCGACAACGCTTGCCCTCACGGTTTGTATCGGGCGCGGACCATCGTCTATCGTTATGACCTCGACGCCGTGTAAAAATGACTCGCTCATTTTCTGGCTCCTTTCGCTTTGGGTTTGTCGGCCTTATCAGCCGCCTCGGTTTCGGCGGCCTCTGTCCCGGTTTCGACAACCTCCGCCCTGGCTTCGGCGGCTTCCGCTTCGTTTGCGGCGGCCTCTGTTCCGGCGGTTTCGACAATCTCCGCCTCTTGCGGCGGCGCCGAAATCCGTTCAGCCTTCCCGTTGTTCAGCAGGTATTTCGCCTGGCCGAGACTGATCTCAAATTCCGTACCCGCTTTCACCTTCTTTCCGCCCGGCAAAACAAACGCCGTTTTTGCTCTCAACCTGATTGTTTCCTTCACTTTACCCTCCTCGCCTGTAACTTCATTAGGGCGCGATAAATCGCGCCCACGCGCCGCCGCGAGGCGGCTTATTGCGCCGGGCCGGTACTCGCGCCGCCCGACATTACACCCGAATGCGTATGCGTACCGCTGTTAATGCCCGCCGATGTAATCCACTGACCCGCGCCATTTACGGTTGCGTTCGCCGCGTCGACCGTGAAATTGCCGCCCGCGGTTATCGTAATTTTCCCGGATGCAACCAACTTCAGATCGCCCGCCGCCTGAACATCCGCGTCCCCATAAGCTATAGCCGCCAGATCACCCGCCGCCGTCACGGTTACATCGCTATCGGACTTCACTGTCACGGCTTCGCCGACTTCCGCGTAAAGCGTCTTTTCTACTTTGATTTCAGCCCTGCCTTTGATTTCGGCCTTAAATTCGTGCGCCGCGCGGTCGTATTCAATCACCGTGCCGTCCGCGAACTTTACGCGCCGGACGGTCTTGGCATCCGCCGGCGGGGGATTTTTACCCTGGTACAAAGCCGGAAGCGCGACGGCTTGCGCCGGGTCGCCGTCCGGAGACAGCAGCACAACCTGCTCTCCCTCTTCCGGCGCCCACCAATCGGAGTCCTCGGAAGCCCGGCGCGTCAGCCAGGGAATCCACCCGGTGACAAGATCGCCGCTTTTCACCTTGACGCGCGCCGCCGCGTAATCGGCCTTGTCGATAACGCCCAGGCGCAAAAGGTTGCTGAGACGGCGTTCAAGTTCGGCAATGCGATACTCAAGCGTCATTTCTGAACTCGCTTTCCACTTTTGAAAAAATCTCAGTCAAATCGGGATCGAAATGCTTCCCTGCCCCGTCAATGATGATTTTCCCGGCCTCATCGTGCGTAAACGGTTTCTTGTATGGTCTCTCGGAAACAAGGGCGTCGTATACGTCGGCGATTGCCATCAGGCGCCCAAGCAAGGGAATGTTATGTTTGCTTAACCCCATCGGGTAGCCGCTGCCGTCCCACTTTTCATGGTGAGTCCCGGCAATTATCAGCGCGTAATGCAGATTTTCATGCGCGCCCGTGGCGTCCATAATTCTTTCGATGATGCCGACGCCGGCCGGAACGTGTGTCTTTATCGTTTCAAACTCATCGTCGGTCAGCTTGCCGGGTTTGTTCAGTATGCCGTCGGGGATTGCTATCTTGCCGACATCGTGCAGTTGCGAAGACAGCAGCAGTAAATCCAGATTCCATCCGGCGGCCTTTTCCTCATAAAGTCCCCGCGCTATCAGCCCGCGGACCAGCGCCCGCATATAACGCTGTGTGCGGGTTATGTGTCCTCCCGTGTCGTGGTCGCGGAACTCAATAAGCTCGCTCACCGTGGAAATAATCGCGGACTGAAGAGCGATTACCTCCACAGTCTTTTCGTGTACCTTGATTTCAAGGTTGTTTGCGTAGTCCTTTATGGCGGTTTGCGCCCGCTTGAAGCGTATCTGGTTTAATATGCGTTTATGCAGGAGCGGTCCGGAAAAGGGCTTTGCGATATAATCGACCGCACCGAGATTGAGTCCCTCGAGTTCGCTGCCTTCATCGCTTTTCGATGTAAGAAAAATCACCGGGATGTCGGAGTAGCGATCATTGGCCTTCAGCTTTCGCATCACTTCAAAGCCGCTCATATCAGACATCATCACATCTAAAAGGATCAGGTCGGGAATGACATGCTCAAGCAGGTCAAACAGTTCAGCGGCGGACTGTATGGGGTACACCCTGTAAAATGTCCGCAGTATTGCTTTTCCCTGGTTTAACGTGGCAATGCTGTCATCAACCAAAACGACCTTATAGCGTTCCATGCTCATTTCGCGCCCTCCGGCCACACCTGCTCATAATCGTCTTCATGAGCCGCGCCGATTTCAGGCGACCGACTCAGAAAAATCCCGTCCGGCACAGTCCCATCCGCCTCATCCGCCGCGAAAAGACGCGCCTTCTGCTCCCAGATAACCGCCCAGAGCGCTACGGACGCCTTATCCCATCCTTCCGCGTAAAGGTTGTCGATACGCGTCACTTTCGCCGGCCACACGCCCGTTAATCCGAACCGGGAACCATCCACTGCCGGCACTACGGACCACGCCAGTCCGAGCGCTTCATCGGCGCGGTGTCCGCGCCCGGCCGCGCTGCGAGTCATGCAATAGGCTACGAAGCGATACTGCCAGTCCACCGAACCGTCGTCGACGTCCTCGCTGCGCGTACCGCCGAGACACGCCGTCATTACGGCGGGCGTGGGTATGGACACGCGCTGAAGTTCGCCGCCGGAAAGCTCCCCGGCATAAGCGGCGCATGTCGCAAGCTTTGGCAAAGCGGCCTTTAGCGCGGCAACGGCCGCCTGTTGTATCTCCAATGGCGTCGCCATCACACAAAACCTCCGCTTTTATCGCGGCCCCATATCCGCCCGCCCGACACCATCTGAACGCCGCCGTCCGATGCCGCCGGGGGCTTTGCCGCCGCGTCCACGCCCAGGCTTACATGTCCGGTGGAAATGTCGCGAAGCATCTTGCGCGCGTCCGCGGCCTGGTCACGCCAGCGCTCGTCGTTTATATCGCTGTTTACGGCAAGTATGTCGCGCGCCAGGATGCACGCGATGCGCGCCAGAGGCAGTGGCACGGTTGACAGAGGCAGAGCGTAACGGCCCGCAAGATGCATGTCGATCTCAGCCGCCGCGTCGGCAATGGCGGAATCAAGCGCCTTTCGGTTTATCCTGCCGGAACCGTCGCGGGATGTAAGTTGAGCTATCAGCTTCGCGCCGAAACGCTCCGTCATCTGTTTTTCCGTGCAATACACGCCTAAACCTCCGCAATGGTCAGGCGGGGTTCCGCCTTAATTTGCTCAACCTGCTCCGCCGTCAGTTCGTCGGCGGGAACTTCCGTCACTCCCTGCCATAACCGACCGGCGCGCCGAAAACCCTTCGCGGGCGCAACTACCCGGTACTTTTTCACGGTTTCACCGGTTTCCTGCGCTCCCTCTCCAGGTTGGGTTTCTTCAACATCCTGCTGTTTGTTTTTAGACATAAATCCTCATCTCCTTCAAAAACTGAGACGCAAGGCATTGCGTCTCTACCGAGGGCGCGATAAATCGCGCCCCTACACGGTTCCGGTACTGCCCCAGGCGAGCTGCCACAGGCCGTAACCCGCGTTGCCGCGAGCCTCGGCGCCGAACTTGAACAGGGCGCGCATAAAAACATCGTCCGTCTCTTCGCCGGTCTGCTGAACGAACACGGGCGCCTTGCGCTCCTGGTAAATGAACGGGCGAACCGGCTTTTTGGTATCAAGCAGCATCCAGGCCGTCGAGCTGGTCAGACGCGGCGATACGATTACGTGCGCGGTTCCTTTGTAGGGATTGGCTTTGCCGTCCTCAAGACGGTCGTTATTGATGATCGCAAGCGCGATAGCTTCAAGCGCCGGCGGAACCAGGAGCGTGTCCGGCACGACGTTGAGCGGTCGCCCTTCCTCGTCTTTTAGCGTCATCATGGCCGTGCGAGCGGCGCCGTAGGTAGCGATAACGTCCGCCTGTGTAGCGCAGGTCAGCTCCGCCGTCCCTTTGTTGCTCACGCTGGCGCCGGCAACGGGATGATCAGTGTCGAAAAAATACTGACCGTCGTAGCACTCGTTGACAAAGGCGCTGTTTATCAGGTCAAATACGATTTCATCCGGCCACTGCTTTGCCGACCAGCCGGCCGCCTGCGCCTGGGGCGCGTATATGCCGAGATTGTCGTCTTCAATGTCGTCCCGCTTTACGCCGACGGTCGCCTCAAAAGACTTGTTGGCAATGGTGTATTTATGCGCCGCAAGCGCCTTTACAACCTTGTCGCCCACCCACGGGCGCATTTTCGGGAAAGTATCAAGCCAGGCGTAATCGTTCTGGCTTGAGCCGGACGTGATCTTCATCGCCACCTTGTCCCATTCGGACGGAGCGACGTCGAGAGCGTTGTTAAACGTGGTTTTAAGCCCGGTAAATACCGCGCTTATAGATGCTTTATTGACTAACATAATTTGTAAAACCTCCTATGCGGTCGGGTAAACGCCCGCGCGTTCCAAATCAACAAAAACATTCGACCCGTCGATGACGCCGGTAATCACGCCGACGTAAACCTTGCCGGTAGACCCCGCCGCAAGCGCGACGGTTTGATCGTCAACAGCGTAAGCCGCCTTGCCGACCACGGCCTGTGTCGCCGTCGTCGCGAATGCGCAGCGAATTACCCCGCGCCGCCGCACAACGGCCTGAAGCTCTCCAGCCGCGCCGAGAGAGTTGTCAAACCTGTCCGTCGCGACGCCCGCAAGCAGGAGACCCGCCGTATCGCTTGCCGGAATAAGATTCCCCTGCAAATCCAAAGCGCAAAGCGCCCCGCCGTATATCAGCGCCCCGGAAGCAACCGGATACTCCAGCTCGTTCCCTGGACGCCATTCAATCTTTCTATCCTGTGCCAATGCTGTCATAAGCCCTCCCTAAGCCGCTCCCAGCGTTTTTTTGTAGTCATCGGCCGATACGCCCATCTGGCGGCATACGGCAAGCGCCGTTTCGTCAAGCGCGCCCTCACTGCCCGCGGGCGGTTTGCCGCCGGTTTGTATCGACGTAAGCGCCGCTATCGGCTGCGCGGCGTCTATGTAATTCCTAAGCGCGACAACATCATTCGCGCCCAAATCCCGCGCCCAGCTTTCCATCGCCGGCAGCAACCGACCGTCGGCAAGCGCCGCGGCAACCATGCCGGATACTTCTTTTTCCCGCACCTGCGCAGTCAACGCCGCCAGCTCATCCCTAAGCGCCGTAAACGTACCGATAGGCACAAACTTCGCCGCGTCCACGGACTTTTCCTTTTCCTTCTGCGACGCCAGATCGTCCAGAAGCGTCTTTACAGCCGCAACAGCCGCGTCTTCACCGGCGTCGTCCGCCAGCCCCAGCAATTTCAGCAATGCTTTCATTTCACCCTCGCTTTCGCCCTCGCGGGCTATTAAAAATGTCGCGGCGGCAACCACGTCCATCCCGTCGATGGCGGGATTGTTGGTAAGCGCCGCGTTGTAAAGCTCCAAAACCGTCCCGTCCGGCGCGTAGCTGAATACGGGCGATATGTACCGGTACTCGTCGGCTTCAATCCTTGCCCGCGCCGCCGCCGTCCAGGCAACGTCCTTCGCGTAAAGCCCTTCGCCAGGACGCCACTCCAAATCCGAAAACCAGCCTGCGGCAGGCGCCGGCTGACCGTTCTTTTCCGTATTCAACGACTGATGCTCATAATCAATCACCATCGGCGTTTTCCGCCGAACCGCCGCGAGCATGACGGCCGCCGCCGAGGATTCCGTCATCCGCCAGACTTTTCCAGGACCCGGACGCCCGTCCCGCGCACCAAACTCACCGGCGGGGAAAAGCTGAACCTCGCTCCCGTTTTTGACGATTTCAACCGAACAAACGGCAAATTTTCGATTCATGACATTTTCCTGTTACTCACTATTTCCAATTTCATTTAAACCGCATTTAATTCTTCTCAGGTTTGACGATCAGGGGGCAGTCCATATCTAGATATGATTTTTCCCAAAAAATGCGCCTCCGCGCCTCTCATGGCCTTAAACGGGTTTTTGCCTTTTTCGCGTTTTTACTCCCCCAAAAGCCACTCTCCGATCAGCCGCTTTGCCTCGGTTACGTCGTCCCGCGACAATCCCAAAAACGGACGCGCGGGAATGTTCGCGTCAAACGTTTTGCCCGTTTTCTTGCGGGTCGTCGCGCCGCGGCCTTCCTGATGTGTCGCGCCGTATGGCAGATTTGTACCGAAAAGCAGACTTTCCGCCGTCGCCTCATAATTCAGCGTTCCGGCCAGATAATCGTCAAAAACGAGAATCCCGGCCGCGGGTCGCTTCTTTTTCTTTCGCGCCTCATATTCCAGATTCAGGTCTTTCCACTTCACGCCTTCCGGGCTTTCCTGACGCTTAAACCGCTCATAGTGCGAAATCAGCAGGTATTCGCCGATGTCTTTAAACACCGGTTCGAGGTTCTGGCCCCTGCTTTTCAGCAAATCCAGAGCGGCGCGTATCTCCTCACCGCCCTCAACCGCGACATTGATGAACGTTCCAGCCATCTTTTTCTCCAAAACTTGACAAACAAACCCGCGGCGCTTACCGTTTTAAAGACGCTTTCGGGATTTGGTCGCGGACGTTAAATCCCGGGAAGCCCGCCCACGTTGCCGCGTTCGGCGTGAGGCCCTACTTTCCATACAACAGCTTTCCCCGACGTTGCTTGTTTAAATAACTTGCCGTAGATGGAATTACAGTCCACGCTTCCAATTGCCCATTCCGCGCCTGCGCTACTATCAACATGCCATCTTTTCCGTACAATTTGATTGTCCGGCTGCGTAGTACCACTTGTCCTGTTCCGCGATGACGGTCAAACGCAATCCACTGTTCGTATGGGTCCATCAGTAAGTCGCTCAACAACGTGATATATCGAGCGCGGGCAATGTGAATATGTCCGGCCAGAAACTCCGCGTTTACATTGATGGCGCCGGGGGGCGTCTGGTAACCCCGCGACGGCCAGCCGATGTGATCTTCGATTGCCTGTTGCAATTGCGCCACGCTTGCGACTTTCAAACCCAGTTGCGTCGGCATCGGGAACGCCGGAATCATCGACGGTCTGCCGTAGCTTGCCGGATCGCCCGACGTAAGCGTCTCCCAAGCTGCCGCCTTGGCCTTATTCCAGCCGTCCATGACGTCCTTGGAAAGCTGCTTTCCCCATGCCGCCGTGCCTGGGTTATACGCAAAGCCCGGATCAATGCCGTTTGGAACCTGAACCGTGCGGGGATTCGGCCCCTGGGTTCCAACTCTCTCCGTCCGCATGACAATTGCCGGCGCTTTTTCCGCGACTTTAAGCCCCATGCGGTCGACGTCGGCCTGACTGACCATAAACTTCCGGCATTTGCAGCCCCATCCGTTTTGAGGCGTGTACATTTCCCACCACGTATCATCAAGCGGCAGCACCAGCCCGTCAAAAGCCACATGCTCATCACGGTGATTTTCACTGTTACCGAGACGGTAAAGTCCGTAAGGCCGCCGCTTGCGCAACTCCGGGTCTTTCATTTGCAATTCCCGCCCGGCGCTGTAGCTCTGCCTCAAGTTGGTATCGAAAATAACCCGCGTCCGCCAATTCCGCCCGCCGCTATAAGACCAGCCGTGCTTTGCCACTATCGCGTCAAAATCTTTACGGAAGTCGGCAATGGTTGCGCCGTCGGCAATGGCCTTTTCAATCGACTTGTAAAAATCGTTTACGAGGTCTTCTTTCATGGCGCCCGCGACAACAAACGCCCTTGAGTGCATACCTTCCCAGATGTCCGTCCAACTGGCGGTAGGTAGCTTCACCTTGTCCTGAAAATAATCAATCTGTTCCTTAAAGGGTCGGTTTCCGTATTCGGCCATCTTACAAACCCTCTAAAATTTCATACCGGCCCGCAAGTTGAGCCGCCGCCAAAGCCTCGGCCATTACGTCGGCAAACGCCGCCGCATCCATCTCCGGCCAGGCGTCGAGAAGCCCGTCGCGCAATTCCTCAAGCGACGCGGCGCTTTCCACTTTTTTCCGGATAACGTCAATCATCTCGCTTAACGGCCTGTCCGCGTCGCTTTCCAGCCTCGCGACCTGGTCATCGACGACGTCGGACAGGGCGGCTTTTCTCCGCCCTGGAACGGCTTTTGCCGCCGACCAGTCGGATTGCCCGTGAAAACCGAACGTCTGCGACGCCTCAAGCACGGGTTCGTCATCCTGCGCTTCCGGAATACCGAGCTGCGTATGCGCCCACGCCCGCTGAATTTTCATCCCGATGTTTACCAATTTGGGCAGCGCGTCGCTAAACGCGACAATATCCGCAACTTCGCGGTCGTCAAACCGCCACCGAGGCATACGCGCCATTGACGTATTCAACCTGACAAGCGGCTCCACAAGGCAATGCGTCATCGTCGCCGCCAGTTGCCTCAAATCGCTGGCAAGAATGTCGCGCCTGACTTCGTTATGCACCTGCCCAAGCGCGTAAGCTCCGCCGCCCGAAGACGACGTCTGGCTTGTCAGCGTTCCGCCCAGAATCGCCTTGGAAATCGACCTTTCCGCCCAATCCACCATGAGCATGAAAGGCTCGCCGCCGCCTTTGGCCGCTTCCTGAAACTCAATACTCATGCCTTCGGGGATAACCCCGCCGGCGGCATGGCCAATGCCGACAACCGCCCGCATCAGCGTCGCTTTTTCCATGTCGCTTGACCCGGGCGGATATTTGCCCAGGCGCAAAGGCAACCCGTATATTTCGAGAAACTCGGCAAGATCGCGCGCCGAATAGTTTCTAAAAAGGAATGGCCACGCCAGAATCCGCGTGAGCGCTCCGCGTACCAGGTAT